AAATTTCAACTGGTGTATATGGTCATGAATTTACTCGTAGCACTCCACTTCATTTGACTGCTGGAACTACTTATAGATTCTTGGTAGGTATTCCTCATAGCAATAACGATATGCTAGTTCAGTATAATACACCTTCTGTACCTAAGAATTTGCATCTATTTGAAAGTGGTTATAATGTATCTCAATGGGTTACATATAGCAGAGCAAATAATGTTCAAGGTGTAGACTTCTTAATCAAAGATGCTAATCACGAATGGAGAATTTAATATGGCAAAGATGAATAAAGTCGCAGTTAATTTAGCACAGGATTTCACTGATGCAGAGAAAGCACAGGCCAGAGCTAACATTGGTGCTGTTGGCGCAAGCGACATACCTGAAATTATACGTACTGATATTTCTGCAAGTGAATACGATGTTGACACCCTGAAATTTCAGGCTCAGTCAGTAAATACCGCAATAGTCAAATGCGATAACGCAGAACTTGGTTCTACCGTTCCAGTACCTGCCTTGGCAACCGATGAAGGCAAAGTACCTGTTGCCTACTACCGTGATGGCCGTAAATACTTCATACTTGAACGTTATAAAGATCCTAGAATTCCTGATTCAGCGTCCGCTGATTATCGTAAAGTATTGACCGTGGATTCTCACGGTAATGCAACATGGCAACTGCCAATCGCAGGTGATTCTGATGTAGGTGTGTATGAATTCACAGTAACTAAAGTTCTTGACGGAACAGGAACGCAACTTTGGAATGGCCAAGGTCTAACATCAGCCGACATTAGTGAGTCATTCGTCAACTGCACAGATGAGACTTGCCCTGTACATATCATATTGGACGACTATGGCCGATTGGTTACTAGCTTGGCTACAGGTTATGATTCTATTACCTGCGAATCTCACACTTTCGTATCGCCAAATGCTAATTTCGCAACTGAACTTGGAATGTGGGGATTTGATGACCTATGCCAAGTAGTTGCTGGTATGAACAGAACCTGGTATTTGACTCATGGTTCTTCACTTGACCAGAATGGTATTCGTTCTACTACAGAGACATTGAAGAGCGGTACATTAACTATCAAATTTGATTTCGTCTTCAATGTATAAGGAAGGTTAATATCATGGAAGCAGCATTAACAGCAATTATAGCAGCTATGCCAGCGGCGGCACTACCTATCGTGGTGACCGTCCTTGGCCTTGGCTTCATCTATTGGAAGATTCAGAGCCAACGCAAGGTTACGAAAGATGAACGTGACACAGACTCCCAGTCTATACATGATAAGCTCTTGACTCATGATTTCAAGATTTCCGAACTTCAAGGTATCGTAAATCTTCATCGTGATAAGCTTGACAGTATAGATAAGCAGCTGGGAATCGTTAACCAAGAACTCGTGAAGTTGAACATTCAAGTTGAACATCTTGCTAAGGCACTTGAACGTCAGAATGAAATTATGCTTAAGCAGCTGGATAGGAAATAGGAGAGATTATGTTCGTTGGTGATATAAAGAAATCAGACTTGCCAATTATACCGATAGACAGCACGGATAATAGTGATGCTGTTAGATGGAAGACACTGTATAACATGAGCATCATGGGTGTGGATGAACCAGTTATAGAAAGAATCATGAATGAATATGATAAAGATTATAGACATACTCATCCAACACCAAATGCATGGCAGAAATATCTATATAAGCGTGGATGGGATGATTATTCTCTTAATAGCAATTATAACATTGCTCCAGACGATTCGCTATTCATGGTGAACAGTGTCCCAGGACATCATAGCACCAATGTGGAACTTTATAAGTATATGACTGATAGAGGAGATGATTTCCTTGGAAGAAATGAATTCTATGAGTATTATCCTAAATTGGGCAGCGGAAATTATAGTCCAGAGCCACTTGAATACCCAGGTAATGAAGCTGGTTACTTCAACTACTTGGATTCAATTTCCTTTGGTGATGATGCTTTCAATAGAAAGAATACTAAGGACCAGCCTAAAGATAAAGAAAGAGCTGCTCTGTATCAGTATTGGAAATCACGCAAGTATGGTAAGGAGAAATAATAATGTTCAGAGGAAATCGAACACCTGATGACTTATCGCCGATTGACAGCACCGATAATGCTGAGCAGCGAGCCGTTAAGTCTGCGTGGAACCTCAGTCGTTATGGTACATCATGGCCTGAAATTCTTAAAGCAGTTGAGAAAGCAGAGAAAGATGAATTCGTTGATGACTCATTGCAGTATATCGTAAATCAGGAAAGATGGTATGACGATAGAGACTTCAATGATTATGATAGACGCGACATTATGTATGACGGTTATCTCGTACCTTCTAAGCAAGGTCCATATTATCTTAATGGATTTGAGATGTGGCCTGGGTCAGAACGTTCATATTTCAACTATCTTGACTCTATTGCAGAACATCCGCTTGATAATGGCACAGATGAAGAACATCCAATAAATGAACGTGCAAGACTATATCAGTATTGGAAAGCAATGAAGTACGGCAAATGATGACATTACTATTCATAGCGATGGTGTTAACTTTAGGCGCATGGTTCTTTGACCCAAAGGATTGGAACGGCAAATAATGGACATAGCGATGGACATTTCTAAAGATAATCTAAATCTCATTTATTCATTAAGACAGTATATCGCAAAGAATATACTGTCTTTATCACCTGAAGAACTAAAGATGTTCGAGAATATAGAAAGGAGATTGAAGAATGCAGAATACTGAACATGATGAGTTAACTAAGGAACAGCTAGGAGAAGGCGTTCCATTTGAAAGAATAAGACGTATTACAGGATATTTGGTTGGCACATTGGAAAGATTCAATGATGGCAAAGCTGCGGAAGTAAATGACAGGATGAATGATCATGGAAGAACAGAGGACTATCATAGTTGACCACGATTTATACCTGAGAAATCTCAGTAGAATTTACGTAGACGATGAATTTATATGCTACGGGCTTGATCCGTGCATTCTAAGCCCGGGTTGCTACTCAGTCGAGTGTAATTACAGTCCTAAGTTCAAGAGGATTCTACCGCTATTCTACATGACTGGAAAGTATAGTGAATTTCCAGCATCAAGAGGCTTACGAATTCACGCAGGCAATACTTTGAAGGACAGCCAAGGATGTATCTTAGTGGGTATGAAGTATCAAGTTGATACAGAAGGCAACGTTACATTGGTAGACAGCAAGGTTGCTCTTGATAAATTGATGAACGAAATAGGAGGGAAGTTACATGGCATCATTCTGTAACATATTGCATCACAGCGATGTATGCAACGCAGAGAAAGTCAACGGACTTTATGTATTGAAGTCCCCTGTGTTCATTGACTTTATGTATAATGGGGCTCTATTCAGAATAAAGGTTGATAAAGGAGCGATGACAGACGGTCTATCGGTTCCTAAGATATTCCGATGGTATCTGCCTGACTGGAATGACAGCAACCCGCTCTATAACATAGCAGGTATATGTCATGATGGCGCATACGGTTCTGAGCTGCTTGCAAAGGATGTAGCCGACGAACTGTTCTATCAAGGATTGGTCAAAGCAGGCATCTCGAAGTCAAAGGCAACTGTAGCAAAGTGGGCAGTTGAACATCTTGCTGGACTGCATTATGGCCGAAAGAACGACGATTATGATATTGCTCCGTATGTGTCGGTCACTGCCGTGTAGAATGATGATAGAAGAGGCGTAGCATCATTTAATAATGTAGTAATGGAAATATATTGGTATGGGCTAAAGAGTCTTAGAATGCAAATATGGCCCAAATATAAGGAAAGACCCCGAGCAGCACATCTGCAGCGGGGTCTTAATTCATTGAAGTGAATTATTAGACTTTAAATTTGCCCAGACGATTATGGTTACCCATCTGGGACTGGGACATCTTTCTCCTAGTAACATCTGATACAGTCCTGCAGTTATTGCTCATAGCGACACGCATATTCCTTATTCGTGCGGCACCGCCAAATCTGCTATCATAATAGTCATGAACTGCATCGTGTATTGAACGTCCCGTATACTCTTTATTACATTGAAAGCGGTTAGCAACCTTCTTAATGGCGTTCGTCACAGGCATGGGAATTGGGTCGTCTTCAAAGACCGAGTCAAGATATTCCTCAACGACTGTGTAGTCAATAGCCTTACTATAGAGATGATTGCGTCTGCTTTGCTTGATGTCTGCCATATTTCCTCCGAAGTGGCTTGATGATAAATCTTTCAATTAAGGAGTATATGACGAGCAGCCAAGCTAAAGCGACTAAGCCGCAAATAACATAAGTAATTGCTGCTGCGATTGAAGGAGCAAAGATGACACATAAGATTAGGACTGCTCCGACGATAAATTGAAGTAAATTATTTGACATAGTGTAACTCCTTTGATTTATGTTAAATATAATAAATTTAAGGCGATCTGGCAATAGTTGAACAGATAATTCTTTCTATATAAGAAATGCGCCCGTTCGGCGTGAAGCTTAGTAGGGCGCGGTGTCATCGGAGGATAATGCTAAATTTCTATAGGATATTTATTACGCCAGTATTTCTTCCAGATTTCAGTAACTTCTGGAACTTCATTATATAGCTCAGAGCAATACGATTCGTCTACTTTCTGCTGCCCTAAGTTATTATCAACAGACTTATAGGCGGAGCATTTCATTTGAAGAATTGCTTCATCTAGTTCCATAGTCTGCGTTCTCTTGAGGTCAACTATGTCAATTTGCGTGTTATACTTTGACTGAAGTTCCTCTTTACGGCGTGTAATATCATTCGTGAGTCCTATCTTATACTTTCCTTTGATTCTCAACAGATAAATGTAACCAGGGCGTGATTGGATAGGCTCAAATGATGCTAGACGCCTCATTATATCTTCTCTAATATAATGCCTATTTGGACTATCAAATGACGTTAGAAGACGTTCTAAGATGGTTAGAATGAGCTTATCAGAAAGGTTGACTGTTAATGAAATAATGCAACTTTCAGTTATCCACGGCTTGAATACTTCGTGGAATGTTCGCTGCAAATGTCTGCATTCATCATAGTCTTTACAGTCAATGAATAATTGACGTGAAGTATCTCTTGACATACCAACCCACTTCTGAAATACTCCTTCACGATATTTCCTAGAGTATTCTGAATGGTTACCAATCTGTGTGAATATCAACGTCCTATCTGCGCATTTAATGAAATTTACGAATAATGTATTATACATGTGATTTATCCCCTTAGACGTAGTATTTATAATCTTTACCTAATGAATTTCTCTTGATTTGATGATATTTCCTCAGTATCACTTATTTCTCATTTGATATAATAATGGAATAGATAGAATATATTATTTGGGAAATAAGTGATACTTAATCTCATTAAATACGAATAATCTTAATGGCATTTCGAGAACAGTAATTCTTTATTGCAGCAGTTACCTTATCTTTAGGTATTTCCACAGTGTTATCAACTACATTATATCCTTCAAGGCATTTGCCCTTGCTTCTTTGCTTCACAGTAGCAAATACGATGTTATAGTCAAGTCTCTTGATGTATGCAACTGCTCTATAGTAATTGATGTAATTCATATCGCAAATTTCACGAAGTTCGTCTTTATCATCAAATACCACAGTCTTTGCATCAACCAAATGAGCATTGATGATTGATGAACATACTGCAGGCAGCAACTGTCTTGACTTATACTGACGCTTTGATGACTTGAAGTAAGGCTCAAGGACGGAGCAAATATCTTCAAATGATTTATCCATCAGTATGTCCCACTTATTATCAAAGAAGCGTCTTACACCTTTGAAGTCTTGGCTTTCACAGAATTCTTCAGGCTTCATCACCGATGTCTTTACAGCCCAGTCAAATGTATCAAGGAAATCAAATTTAGACCATCCTTCATTGAATACGTGATTGAGATAAAGAACTCTCATCAATATCTTTGCTCCAAATATCATGCACCAGTTATAACGATGTCCTTCTTTGATCTTCTTCATACGGCCACATGTCATTGAAGGCAATATGACGTCAAATCTCTTATCTTCTTCAATAGTCAATAGATTATGCTTGCGGCAATAATCGGCTGAATTCATTGATGGTCTAATCTTTACCTCTTTATCAACATAGAATTTAGGCTGTGTATCCTTCTTAACCCACTTCCAAAGGCGTCTTGAGTTATCAAGGATATATGATGTCTTGCTGTTAACCGATGAACCAAAGAAGCATTGATAGAAATTTGCTGCGTTCTTATCTAGGACTAGCACATCACAGCGACCACAGACCAATTTATGCAATTTCTCGTGTTCAGCCTCAAGAACGTCCTTATATTCATCAATAGTGATGGTTCTATGTAAATTGACCAATACATGGAACTTCAAAGGATTATTTGAGGCACTGTAAGATACTCTGTAATCTGGGTTATCTTTGGTCTTCTCAATCACGGTAGCAATGTTGACGGTTGATTCGTCATAATCAAGAGCAACGAAGTCGGTCTTATCGCCGATACGTCCGATGATGCAGCCACAGTCAAGCAGATCGGCTGCTTCATCAAATGTCATATTCTTAAGATACACTGAATGTTCAGTGTTGCATTCACGCTTATCGTTCTTAGCATCATCTTTATTGATGTGCGTGATGGCGATATACTGTATGTTATTCATAGGCGTCCATTCCTAATAATAAAGGCTTTGCTGTGGTATGCTTAAATGGACGACGCAATACCACAGCAAAGCCGGTAAATTCTTCAATTTCAAGCATTCAGACCGTCCATTGCCCGTCAGCCTGTATTATATATTAGCCTAACTCTGCAAATTTCATCAATTTGATGTAAATTTATGTATACAGATGTATACAGCCATTCTGTTACGTATTCAAATATAATAAATTATTCGCAAATTTAAGGATTTGAGCAGAAATTTCTTTCCGAGTGAGATAACTAGGCAAATTTCCTAGAAATTACATAGGATTTCCAAGCAAATACTCCGAATATATGAGTTAATACCTCTTAGACGCCCAATAAATGATGTCTACACCTCTTTCAATAATCGGTAATATATTTACTAGTCTAATTCAAATCGGGTCTTAGAATGCGGTTATGGGCGGCAAATTTAAGTATCACTTTCTTCCCATTTAATATAATAATGGAATAGATTGAATATATTATTTGGGAAGAAAGTGATACTGACGAATTCTCTGATAGTAACTATTATAAATACTACGTCAAGGCAATTAAGCCTTGCGTCATACGGAGATATATCATGACATCACAGGAAATTAAGAATCGTATCATGGAATTGGAAGTTATCATTAGGAAGCTTGATGAAGCAAATAAAGTTGAGGAAATGCTCAACGCTATTGACGAACAGCTTGAACTTGCTAATCTCATTCAAATGGAGGAAATCTAATGACAGATGTCGAACAGAAGTTAATGGACCTAGAGAATCGCGTCCGCTGGCTTGAACTTAATCAGGGCTTGCCTAAATATCCGGAGACATATCAAATCAACCCTGCTTGCTATCAGCAGACACCAGCAACACAGGCATGCATGCCAGACGAATATAAAGGAGTAAATAATGGCAAATAAGATTATGGTTACTGCGGAATTGAAGAAAGAACTTGACGAATTGATGCATAGCAACCTTTCATCATATAAGACTATGAACTATGGACGCTTAAGCGATGTATATCAGGCTGAATTTAAAGGCAAATACTATACGATTACTCGAAAGGATATGCCTGCAAGAAAGGTTGAATGGTGGAAGTACATTACTCAACTGTGGGATAGAGACGCTGAATTGGAAATCAAGACAGCAAAGCCAATAACTGAACTATGCGCCTGGGATGGTCAATCATATGAACTTGCTGGCACTAGACGTATTGAGACGGCAATGATAGACGTAAAGGATCCTGAAGAAAGAATGGCAGTTCGTTATTCTGTATTGAAGTCAATGCTTGCTGCTATAAAGGAGTAAATGTGACATACATCATTTACACAGATGACGTAAAGTATTTGCTCGATGACGCCAAAGTCATCAAGAATAATGATCCTAAGTTCGGTGACATTGGCGCATATCACCAAATCTCGGTATCATCTGATAGAGTGACGATCTTCCAAGGGAGACGTCACCTCATTCTTCCTTCATTTATTGATGAATCAAAGATCTATCACACAGTTCATACATTTGAACCATCATTCATGCGTCAGTGGATTGAATCACATCCATCCTATTCATCTTTATTACTTGAAATTGAGTCAAAGATTGCCGCAAAGATGCCTGAATATGCAGATACTATCAAGACAGTGAATGCTGGACATGAGATGTATCCTCATAATATGTATTCTATGCCTGGTGTATTATTTCAGAAGTATCGTTCTTGGCTTGACTGGGCACTGCATTTAGTTGACTTACCAGATAAAGATAAAGTTGGATCTTTGCTTGCTGAACGTCTATTCACCATCTGGATGAAGCATAATGAAGATAAGTATCCTCATGAATGCGTGAAAGCATGTTGCTATGATAAAGTAACCGGCGAATGCATCAATGATACGGACGGTGTTGCATAACTCTAGTTATTTAGAGTAAAGGAGTAATAAAGGGCCTGTAGCGCAATGGTAGCGCAGTAGCTTTGCATGCTAAAGGTTAGGAGTTCGACTCTCCTCAGGTCCATAATGAAAGGAGAATAATCATGGCTGCTAAGAAAGAACCAAAGGCTACTGCCAATCATATTGACTATAAAGATTCGTCCTTGCATCACGACTTGACTGAAATCAAAGTCTTGCTTGGCTGCATGTTAAAGGACATTGATAAATTATCAGAGAACATCAATGTAGTTACACGCATTGAGAAGATCAGGGCGGGTATGTGCGATGAGTAATGTGCTTGAATGGACTAAAGACACGCTTAAAGATGGTGTTGAACTTTGGAATGATGATAAGGTCATCAACCAGAACGGCACCACATTGAAGCGTAATACGAGACGCCTCAGAGAAATCTGCTTAGGCGTTATTTCTGCTAATACCGCTGAAGAGTGGTATCGTATTTGCCGTCTTAATGCGCCTGCGGGAACGGTCATTGAACCATTCATTGAAGATTTATGGATTGAACTGTTCAATGATACCACCGCATTAGTACGCAATGAATTGACGAAATGCCTATTGAAGGAACGCGCTGCAAAGTCAGCTCAGACCTTGCTTAACATTCTTCAGAAGCGTGATAAGGATCATTGGTCAGATAATTCTAAGACTACACAGATAAAGGCTGAAGGCCAAGGTATTAACTTGGAGTTCAGTATTAGAGAATAGTAAATGAATACGAGTGAATGGAAAGATGGCAAGCCGGAAATATCCGCTTGGCAAGGTGACTACATCTTTAAGCGATTTAACGATGACTTGGCTATCGCTTGCTGTGGTGTAGGTTCAGGCAAATCCGCTGCATTAGCAATGTGGATCGTATTGCAGTGCTGCAAGAAGCCTGGCATTCGCTGCATAATGGTCGCTCAGGACTATGGCGCCTTGCAGAAAGCCTTGATACGTGAAATTCAAGTATTCTGTGAATGGGCTCATATTGAATATGCTATGCAGAATAAGAAAGAAATCCACTTTCCAAATGGTTCGCATATCTTTGGCTATTCTGCTGAGAACCCTGCTTCTGTATTGGGTCTTTCCGAAATTGCTTTGCTAGCTATTGATGAAGCAGCATACATTCCAGAGGAAATGTATAACTACTGCCGTGACCGTATGCGTGGCAGCAAATATCCTTCAATGGTCCGTCTTATTTCATCACCTAACTCTTTATCTAAAGTTCAGAACTGGTTCTCTAACCTAGTTAAGAAATACCCATCAAAGGTCGTGTATGCGTCTTCGCTTGATAATAGATTTACCGGTGAAGAATATAAGCAAGAGTTGAAAGAACGTTACATTGAAGGATCAAATCTCTATAAGCAGCAAGTACTAGGGCAGATCGTTGATAGCGATGTTGCCTCACAGATCGTTATGCGAAATATGTTCAGCGGCTGTATGCAAGGCACTTCAAATGATTACTTCTTAGGATATGACGCTTCAGGTCTAGGCGCGGATAAAGATGTAATGGTAGTCATTAACCGCTGCGGCATCGTTGAAGTTAAAGAATTTCTTGAAGCGGACACATTCCAGAAAGCACAGGCTATTGCTGAACTGTATCAGAAATATCATATCAGGAACGGCTTTGCGGACGCCACAGGCGGATATTCAATGGGTGTACTTGATGTACTCAAAGCAAAGAACATCACGGTGAATGGAATTAACTTTGCTCAGAAGGCATACACTGAAGATTATCCAAATGCACGAACAGAAATGTACATGGAACTTGCTTCTAGCATTAGAGGTGGTCTTTACATTCCGCAGGATAACATTAGGGAAGAAATCTTAGCACAGCAAGTAACCATAAATAATAGAGGTCAGCAGGCCCTTGCTCCTAAGGAACTGATAAAGAAGCAAATAGGACATTCGCCTGACCATAGCGATGCACTTGCCTTAGCTGTATATGCGATGAACCATTATAATACTGAAGTCGAGCAAGGAACTACAGCAGAAGAAGCAGCTGAAATTGCATCTAAGTATCTGTATTATTATGGAGCTGAATCATGAGAGATAACCATCAGAAAGAGAAGCAGAAATTCCGTGCATCAAAGAAATGGAAGGAATTTCGTGATAGAAAGCGTCATGAACAGAAGGTTGACCCAGTTACTGGTGCTAAATTGACGAGAATGAGCAATCTGCACCATAAGGATCTAGATGAATCTCATTATGAAGATATTTCCAATGAAGATAACTTCGTATTTCTTAATCAGATGACACATAAGGTCGTGCACTGGTTCTTCTCTAAATCACATCCCAAGCAGTGGCGTGAACGTATGGAGAAGTTAATTCCAATTCTTGAAGACATGGAGAGAATCAATGGCAATTAACTGTAAAGGATGTAAGGCTTATTGCTGTCGTAAGATTGGCCTATTGGATCCTACATTAGACCGTGGGGACTGTGTATGCAAGCATCTTGATGAGACCACCTGTAAATGCAAGATATATGAGTCTAGACCTCTTATCTGCAATACCGATAGATTATATGATGCTGTCTTCAATTTCATGCCACGGGACGAATATGACGCAAATAATGCACAGGGATGCAAAGCGCTCAAAGAACTATTTATAGAGGGAAAGGAGGATTAAATGAAATCCGTAAGAGAAATTATAGAAGAAGCATGCCATAGAATCAATTTGGTACCTAGACGTCAAGCACCTGCGGGCGACCAGCTTGAGAATGGTTATAGACTGTTGAAAGGAATCGTTACGAAGTATAATAACGATAACCTGCTTGCTTGGACGCAGAACTCTATTATCGTTCCTAATAATGAATATATTCATATTTATGACGAGACTGATACATTGAAAGGCGAGAATAACCTTTACTTCAGCACAGTTGATGAATTGAATGCTTATGAACTTACTCAGGAAGATTCTGAGAATGACGTATGGGCAACTGTTGATGGACGACCTGGTGTCATCTGGCGTGTCATGCCGGTTAGCACACAGGGAGGCACTGTCTATACATGGTATGGAGTCCCAGCAAGACCGCCTTATCCGCAGCGCTATCAACGAATCCTTCAGTATAGAGCAATGTTCAATTTCCAAGTAACTGATATGATGAAGATTAACAGCCTTTATTTGGTTACACCGAATAAGCAGCTTCATGCCAAATTGGAATATGTTGCTCCAGCTGACTTTGATAAGTATACTGTAACTGCTCCTGTATTTACATTTACACAGAAATCTGAAGGCGAATGGCTCATACAGTTAAAGCCATCTGTTGCTAAGATGCAGTACGACGTTAAGATTAACTATAACGAAGGTATTGAATTTGACCTTAACACTGAACTTTACATTCCAGATAACTATGTTGAATTGCTAATCGTTGCTCTTGCTCATAAGCTTGCTTTAATGTATCCTCGTCTTGATGATGCTCAGATGCAGCGTCTCGAGAACGAAGTAAGAGTCCTGATTGATAACGTTCAGACTCCTAAAGCAGTTGACAGAATGATTGAACGTTCAGAGTATTTCTATGGTGACCGTAATATGAGCCAGTCTGAATTGCTTGGTGGTTACGGAATCCTTTAAGGAGAATTTATGGCTTCTCAAGTAAAGCTCATACAGAACATTGCTGGAGGCATTTCAAAGAGTAACCTAGCCAAAGTAGGCTTAGGCGAGTCTTTGAATATGTTCGTTGAACAGCAGAATCCAACAGAGCATTCAACTTCATTGCTTATGAGAACTGTTCAAGGTGAAGTGAAGGCCGCGGACATAACTGGACGATGCCGCGGAATGTACCGCGTGTCTAGAGGTTATGATAATAAGCCTACGCTTTATGCTGTATATGACCAGACTCTTTATCTTATTGATGAGTCAAATACAGTTCATGAAATTGGTACTATAAATTCATTTACCACTGAATGTCACATGTGCGAGACAGGCGGTTACGGCTCTGCACACCCGCATCTTATCATAGTTGATGGATCATCGGTGTATGCAGTCAACACAGGCCTTTCTATTGGCGACCAACAGCTAGACTTGCGTAGAATTGACTTACCGCTTCGAGTTAACTCAACTACTGAGTATATCAAGCCTACGCACTGCGCATACCTTTATGGTTATCTGATCGTCAATGATGCTGGTACCGACGCATTCTATACTTCATATCAGTATCCATTTGAAATTGAAGATGCTGAAGATGCTTCATTCTATCAGGATAGAGAAGACTTCATCAACTGGTGGATGACGCTTGATGATGCAACCAAAGCATCATATAAAGCTGGTGAAATTCATGACCAATACTATTCACAGTGGCAAGAATTCATTGACGGTGATGCAGATGATACTCCTGAGAAATATGACATATTCAGAGTTCATACTGTTGAATTTGCTGATTATGGATTCATAACATATTCTGAATGGTGTCCAGATAATACCATTGCTCTATGCAGTAATGGTTCAAAGCTCTATACCTTTGGTGAACGTTCATGGCAGGTATTCTCATATAATGATGATAAGAATAATCCGTTCAGTTCTCCGGATAACGCAGCTGGTAACATTGGTATCAAGGCTCCTAACTCACTTGCTATGCTAGGCAATACTGTGCTGTGGTTAGGATCGAGCGATATTGGTGATAACGGCGTGTTCATGATTAAGGACACTACTATCACTCGTATCTCGACACAGGATATTGAAAGAGAACTTACACAGATAATCAATCCTGAGAACGCATATTCTTCTATCTGGCAGGAACATCAGCACGTCTTCTATTCTATTACCTTTGAAGACAGCAAGAAGACATTCGTATATGATATTGCTGAGAACGCATGGCACTACCGTGCTTCTTATAATGATATGAACCGACTTACATTCTGGCGTTATAACCATGTTACATTTGCTTATGGAAAGCAATATGTTGGCACTAAGGACGCGCTATGCTATATGGACGAGAATAAGTATACCGAACATGATGACCGTGTTATGTTAAAGATGCGCAGAGGTGGCGTCCTTACATCTGTTGACTGTCCATTCTACATTGACAGCGCAGAACTTATCGTTAATAACGGTCAGCAGTCATTTGATAATCACTATGATAACCTTGAACTCAATCCTAGAGTATCAATTCGTTATTCTTGGGATGGTTCAACATTCAGTGATTATGAAGACTATTATATGGGTAAGATCGGACGTTATGATTGGTCTACTACTATATGGCACTTGGGAATGGGTAAGTACTTTACATTGGAAATTTCAACGACTGAGCCTATTCCATTTGCTATTGAGAATCTTAAGATCGCTTTCAGTCCTTGCAGCAATTTCATCTAAGGAGGTTACATGGCTAATGTTGATGTAAAGATCGTTCGCTATGACGAATCTAACCAGAACATTGAAGCTCTTAAAGGTCAATTTGGGCAATTAGGCGATAAGAAGGCTGTATTTACTATCTTAAAGAATCTATTGATAATCAGCCTTCATGCCGGCGCCAAATATGATAATGCGAAGTTGCCATCAGTGTATGATGGCTTCATTCAGTTATCAAATGGTCAAAGGATTCAAGTAAAGGACAGTACTTTGACATGCTCACTAGGAAGCAATGTAACCGGCTTTGGTATCCTCGTGTTACAGAAGTGGAATTAAGACTATTTATCAGGTAAAGGAGAATTTAATATGGCAGCACCACTTATAGCAGCGGGTATCGCTGCAGGCGCTTCACTCGCAGGCGCATACATGTCATCTCAGGCTCAGAAGGAAGCCGCTGCAGCTGAACGCGCAGCTCGTCAAGCTGCTGCTCAGCGGCTTCGTGCTCAAGGCCAGATTACCGACAGCGAATATAAGACTATCATAAGTCAAATTGATAGTTACTATAATACACGCGGTAGCCTTGGATCTGAACAGGATGTAAATGAATATAAAGCAGCAATCCAAGGATATAATCCTGAAGATTATGTGTATGACATTAAGGACTTTGATTACAGCAAGTCTAAAGAGGACTTTCTCAATCCTTATTACAGCAAGATAATGAGCGACACAGCTCAGCAGATTCAACATTCTGCAGCCGGCGCTGGCCTCGGAAGAGGAACTGGTGCTGCCTTGAACATTGCTAAAGGAACTACTGAGAAATCTGATGAACTGTATAGAACTGCAATGCAAGATTACCAGCAGGACCGTAACTTTGCATATCAGCAGTATCAAGACGCTATTACGAATAATCAGAACAGACTTAATGCTCTTAATCAGGCTAATCAGTATAAGACTACACTTCAAGGCAACCTTGCTCAGGACTACTATAATACGCTTGATGCGCGTCAGTCGGATTTGATGAAAGCACAGCAAGATCGCATGGCGGCTCAGACATCTTATTCAACCGCGATGGCCGGACTTTATTAAGTAGGAGATATTATGGGAATTTATAATCGTGATAACATCAATTATGCTGGAATGATTCAGAACATGCTAACTAACGCACAGCGCGGCGGACAGATTAACGCTGATGAAATTCGTAAGCAAGGTGAAATTTGGGGTGGTGCCGTTAATGACATCGGTAGCAAGGCAGCAAATGCATACCTTTGGTCTGACATGTATCTGACTGATGAAGAGAAGTTGCTTGAACAGAAGAAAGCAGAAGCTGAAGCATTGAAAGCACAGGAATCTGCTATTGCGGTTAACTTGATGAATGACTATTCACAGGATGTTGGAATGGTTGGCAACACTAATAAATACGCTGAGTATAGCCCTAACGTTGCTGGAAATTACTCAAGGAGCGCTGTGGCATCTAATCCGTATGCAATCCCTGGAAATCCTTACGCATCACAGGAAGAATACTTTAAGTACATTCAGGCTATGAACGGTATCTATGGAGGTAGATAATGCCTTATCCATATAAGAATTACATTCCGACTTCTTATCAGGAAGCAATGACAGGCAACATTGGTTATGATAGCCAAGATCTTATTGACCACGATGCTACACCGTGGGCTTCTGAGTCACGTGCTAACATGGACCAACTTAATGCTGAAATTGCTGAACTTGAGAAGAAAGTCGCTGAGCAACGTGCATCAAGAAGTCGCCAACTTAGCGATATGAAAGCAGATCCGCGTTGGAACATTGCGTCATTGCAGTTCATCTTGAATGGTGACCGTTCTGGTATGGACGCCATTGCATCATCAGTTCAAGCAAGAGAACAGATGGAGAACAGCGCAGCACTTCAGCGTGCTATCAAAGCACAGGAAGAAGCAGTTCGCTTTGATGATAACATGCTTAACTGGCAGAAGGCTGAGAACGTTCTTTCCGCAGCTAAGCAGAAATTTAAGTCATATAAAGGCCGTGAATTTGAAGAAGGCTATCGTGATGCTCAACTTGAACTCGCTAATGCTGAGGCACAGGCTGCTCATTGGCGTAAGAAAGTTGGTAAGACTGAACCCGCTAAAGACGAAGTTGCTACAGTTGATACTAAAGCTGATGGCGAATTTAAAGCAAAGGAAGATGAATTGGTTAAGACAGCTGAAGGAAAGATTGCTAATGCAGACACAGATGCAGGTGTTGCTGCTGCACAGGACGCAATTAACTTAGTTCAGAATCCTGAGACGAGAAAGCAGCTCAATGATAAATTGGCACCTAAGGTCGGTAAGACTAAGGAAGCACAGAAGAAAGCCCACGCTGAGAAGGTCGCTGCTGCCAAGGCTGAACTTGAATCAGTTAAGAAGAAAGGCGTTGCGGCTCTCATACGTTGGAAGCAAGTAAATCCTGATAAGTATAAATTGGCTGAAGGAGAATAATAATGGGTGCATTTAAAGATAAGATCGTTGAAGAATTGGCTATGGCCTATCAGGATGATCTAGCTGAACTCATCAACGGAATGGACTCTGATGTTGATGTGGCAAATTATCTTGCATCAGCTGGTCCTGTTCTTTCAAGACGTTACACTACACCAGATCTTGAGAAGATGCCGGAGTTCCGTAAGGCACTTTATGCTGAACTTAAGACCGGAAAGGTTGACTACGAGAAAGAATTTGGAAAGGATTGGTATAAGAACTTTGGACAGATTCCCCTTGACCAAATTAGATTCGTTGCCGATAAGCAAGGTCTCGACTGGAAGGAATTGAATAAGAAGATGGCTGAAGACGCAACCAAAGCACTTCGTTACGACATTGCTCATGACGGTACCATTGCTGGCGCCATCACTAACATGGTATTCCCGCGTTCAGTTGAAGCGGTTGAACGTGGTGAAAGCCCGTCTACTAAGGATGTTACGTTGGATGTTGGCGAGAATGCGCTTTATGCCGTTCCTTGGGCACGCGGTGCTCAGGCTATTGCCAAGGGCGGACGAGTGGCTAAAGTTCTTTCTAATCCTGTGGTTCAAGGTGGACTTTCTAACGTTACTCAACCACTAGTATCGGAAGTAGCTGATGCAGCTCTTTATGACGAAGGCCCGAGAGGTGAATTTAACCCTTATGAAGTTGGTGCTGGTGTTGGTACTAACGTCGTTGGCGGTGCATTGCTTAGAGGTGCTGGTGCTGGTATTGGCCGTGTTAATGATAAAGCTGGCGCTTGGCTGCGTGATCTTGGTACAGGTAAGACTGCTGCTGAAATGACAGATGATCTTGCTAAGCAGTATAGAACATTCAACATCGCTAACGCAGATAACCCAACAGTTAGCGCTGAAGTCCGTAAGTTCGCACAGGATATGAAGTCACTTTCTTCAATCAATCCTGAACTTTATGCAGCTGCAGCAGGACGTAATGCTCCTATCTGGGAAATTGCTGCACAGCCTGGAAAGAACATTGAAGAGAAGACTATCAACTGGCTCAAATCACAGGGCGTGAAAGACTATGCATTGGTTCAAGGCACAGGCGACATCGTATCATCACCAGACTTGCCTACGCTTTATAATAATGCAAAGGCCGCTGAGCTTGAAGTTACTCCTGAACTTGCTGAACATTATGGACCTATGGCTGCATTCCGTCAGCCTACTACCGAGTATGTTCATTCTCCAGTGACCTATAAGTTGCTAACTAATTATGATAAGTTAGGTCTAGGAAGAACAGAAGGAGCTAAGACATTGGCTCAACTTGCGGCTGAGGAATCTGTTAAGAATTATATGACTAACCAATTTGGTTCATATCAGAATGAACAGGGAAAGGCCTTAACACGTATTCCGATCTTTGGACCTTATGTTCAGAAAGTTCTTGATGAGAAGGAAGCTGAAGCATTACGAAAGGCTAAAGAGGAAGCAATTAAAGAAGACCTCAAGCGTAAGTATAAAGTAATCTTTGGAGAATAACATGAGATCATGGGATAATTGGAACAGATATCAGGATAACCAGAACCATCCTTTGCATGGCTGCATTCAGTTCATGGTTAAGGATGGAAATACGGTTGCTCCTATCTATGACGCTGATGGCGTAAGTCTGCCCAACCCAATCATAACTGACGTATACGGTAGAACACAGCATCAGGTCTTCGTAGAAGAAGACGTTCGTGCTTATTTCTACCTTTACATTGGCGATGGTTCATGGGCATCAGAACAGGACATTGACACTTCGGACATTACGAAGTGGTCTTTGCAGTATACATCTGAAAGCATTGACTCATCAACAGTTAACATTAACGCAACAGCCGCTTATGCAGTGAATAGCATTGCCGATCTTCGTGCGTTAGACCCTGCATCTATTCCTTCATTTGATGGACATACAGTTATCACATTGCTTGGATATAACACAGCCGGCGATAAAGAACCAATTAACTATGTGTGGGATCCTACAGCACATGCTGCAGATGACGGCGGATCTGTTATAGCTGGGTCTGAGCTTACTGGCCGTTGGATAATGGTTCAGCCTACAGAGCATCTTGATGTAAGACATTTCGGCGTCTTTCCTTCAAATTCTCAGAATATGTCAGACCAGACCATTCAGATTCAAAGAGCTTGCATTTATGCAAATAATCATGGACTAAGAATGTTCTTTGATATGGTCAGCGATACACAGACATATCGTTACTATAAGTTGAGCAATATCACCTTGACTCCTGTTCAGACTATTGACGTTGCTAAAGGCGTGCAGTTCATTGATAGTGATGTAACTATCAGAAGTTCAAGTGTTCAAGCATTCAATAATGATCCTTACTTCATTAACGCATCAACTAACCTTTACAGCAATTATGCTAAGTCAAGCTGGAACATCAAGACTTTGAATAAAGCACAGGCTAACGTTGAAGGAACTTACATCATTGATGACGCAAGCAAGTCAACTAACATTACTACGCTGCAGGGATGGAACGTAAATGTAAATGCTAACATTTCAGGATTTACATTCCATCTATGTAACATCAGCGGTCTAGGTATCATTTCAAATTCTACTATTACATCATGCCTATTGGATGTCATTGGTACTTTGGATGTTGGAAATACATATAACGCATGTAAATTGACTAAGCAGATGTTCAATAACACACCTGCACATGCTGGCATTCATGGTTGCTTCTTGGATGTTGCTGACTTCTATGAATACTTGCCTTATTGGACATACCTTAACTGGTCGCAAGACACTACTGCATTAGACTTTAATAACATGCCTGTAACGCAGAACATGGACATCAACTTTGCGAATAAGTCTGCTGACTGGGTTATTTCTAACTTCATTGGAAATGGTCAACATAAGTTCTATGAAGCAGGCGTAACACATGTCTATACATTCAATAACTGCAAAGGTAATATCACATTGATGGCTAACTGGGTTGATAATGTGTATATCTTCAATGACTGCGATGTTAACATTACAGTTGAGACAGCAAATCGTGCTATCACTATTCAGTGTAATGGCGGTAATGTTAACTTTACACAGGACTTGCCTAATGCAGTAATCATTGGAAGATCATCTAATGTTGGATTGCAGAATACATATAAAGAACTCGTATTCAGAGACTCCTCATTTGCTGGACCTACTGATTCGTCCGTGGTTACATGTGATAACTTCACTTCATATAACTCTATCATTATGGAAGCAGTCCGTGCTAAGAACATGGTCGTTAAGGATTCTCAAATCAATAAGAAATTAACTTCAATAGTTAACTCTGACCATCAGCTGACGTTCTTCTTGGATAATAACATCTTCAACGCACAGCATGAGCTTAACACTGATAATGAAAGCAACGTTATAGTTGCGGCTGGTACCTGGACTAATAACACTGCGGCAGTTGCGGATCCTATTATTCTCACGGCAGGACTTTATCAGACTGATGCAGCTCACCACTATGTATATGAGAATAACACAGGAACGTTCTTGCCAAAGAACATAAAGCAAATGTTCCAAGCACAGGGATGCTACACTATCTATGGCGATGTATGGCATGCATATTACTTGAATGCGCCTGAACTGTTCACAGTTCCACACCTAGTCTATAGAGGTGATGCATTCCCTATCCTTGATGGTTCTAACCGAGCAAGATATGCATACGGCGTGTTCATTCCGCAGTTATGGCAACCTAACTGTGCGTTCTTCAGCATTGGCGCTGCAATTAAGAGAGTAAAGCTGACTGTTCATGTACCGTTCAGCGGTAACGTATCACCGTTAAATGGTACTTCATTCAGCCCAGTCGCTGCTTGGGATTACGCATATAGTGCCGAACTAATCATAACAGCAAATGGCGCTAATCATAAGTTGACTGAATTTAACGGACAGATGCTTGCTGGTCCGCAGTACATTCCTTATTCATACGATTTGCCTAAGGATGTACCGTATGACAGCTCGACCATTCCACCCGCTGATGCAGGTTCAGGCTACTTTATGATTGAGATTGAAATATCTTAAGAACCTAATTATTGACAGTAAAGAGGTTAATAATGAACGATAAATCATTTGATAATGAAGAGATAATCGCTCAATGCGAAAGCTTCCTTTCAAAGTCAGATAAGCGCTTTGCTAATACGATTGACAGAGCTGTGGATGATATGAGACGCTATTCCGGAGACTTCTGGAATACGTCTTTCATTCGTAAGTATAAGAGAGGAAAGCGTATAAATCTTGCATTGAATAACTGGAACCCGCTAGCTAACGCAATTAGCTCGCCAATCTCAAATTCACCTTGGCATATCGAGTTGACGAATAAAGAGAAGGAACTTGATGTTATTCAGCAAGCTATTGACACGATTGAAGCAGATACAGATACCAAGAGTGCATTGGTTGATGCATTCCGTAAAGCAGTACTTACAGGATACGGCTTCTTGGTCGTTACTACCGTTGAAGACGAATACACAGGCGAACCTAAAGTAATCGTTGAGTCAGCAACTCACATTGATGCTATTGCATTTGACCCGTCATGTACATCAGTTGAAGGATCTGACGCTGAAGAAGGCGCTATCATCAACTATATGCCAGTTAAGAAAGCAAAGCGTCTTTATGGCGATGACGTGGTACCTGAGTATTTCCCATCCATTGACACAGCAATTTCATTTAATAACTTTGACCAATGGACTGTTCCAGATGATTCAGTTGCTGTCATTTCTTACTTCGTTAAGAATAAGCAGGACATGGTTGATTACTATAAGATCGTAGGCGATAAAGTGGTACAGCATACAGTATTGCCTATACGCTTTATTCCTATCATTCGTATCGCTGGTAATGAAATCTTCGAGAAAGACCAGATTAACTATAACGGTATCATTCAGCAGACATTGACATTGGAACTTGGTGCTAACATTGCGTATTCTTCTCTGATTGAAAGAGTAGGTCGCTCCGCTAAAGCCAATATCATGGCTAACGTAGATGCAATTAAAGGACTTGAACAGAACACCGCAGCAATGAACCAAGATGATTCTGTCGCTATCCTTTGGAAAGGCGAACATCAGCCAGTACTTCTTCAGGAACAGTTCCAGACTGGTGACCTTCAGGCAACTATCAGTACATGCCGCACATTGATGGAAGATACCTTGGGTATCCCATTGACTGGTATAGTAGATCAGAAGGAACGCACAGCAACTGAAATTCTCCGTCAGGAAGCATCTAAGGAATCTAACACTGCATCTTACTATAATAACGCATATAAGGCAGTAAGATTGCTTGGAAAGATTATCATTGAACTCCTTAATGAAGGCCGTGATTTGATGTTCACTTTAGAGAACGGACCGTCTGTAATTACGAGAGAAATGAAGGCACGTCAGGAATTGACTGCTATGTCAACTATCATGCCTGATGAAATGAAGCCAATTATCGCTAAGTACTTTGCAGATACATTGAAGAATGACCTTGGACAGGAATTGAGCGATAACATAGTTGCTAACCTTCCACCTAACGTCAAATTCGTTACTGCTAATCAGGATCCGGCTGCTATTCACGTTATGAATCAGATGCAAGCTCAGATTGATGATACATTACAGCAACTTGAAGAATCTCGCGCTGAAGCAGAACAGCTGAGACAGCAGTTAACTGCAGCACAGTTGAGTATGTTGGATAACCGTGAACAGCGTGTACTTGACTTCCAGAAGTTCCAAATTCAGCAACAGGATAAGATGCTTCTTGAGACTGCTAAATTGCAGCAACAGGGTGTCAAGATTGATAATGATGCTATGTTGAAGCAACAGGAAGTCAATATCAAGGCTGCTGAAAGCAGCATGGCTAAAGCAGAAGCTGAGACTGACGCTGCATTACGCGAACAGCAGGCATACATTGACGGTGTTGCCGATGGTTCCGTGGAGACAGTTAAATCCATCATAGGAGGCTAACGTATGCTCTTTAACGTATTGAATGGCGGTTCTGTTGGTGCTGGAGGAAATCCAGCCGCTAACATGCAGACGCAAAGAATGCATGACGAGTTGCTGGACATCGCCAATCTTCCGGACTATTATGCAGTTATGGCCTTGCCTCCTGGTCCTCAGAAGGAAATTGCTATTGCTGCATTACATGACCAAGCAGAACTTAATGAAGCAATGGTACCTGAATACTGGAAAGATGATGCTGTTCCTCGTCAACCTTTAACATTACAGTCTTCATGGGTTCAACCAATTCAGTATGACCCAGTGACTAAGGTTATGACTGTGTTCGGCAAATCTTACGCTAATGTGGATCCACAGACTGTATCAGATATCGTAAATGGCGACATGTTCGTTCATAAGCCAGGTTCAATTGGTTCTGCTATGAATAAATTCTGGGATGATAGATTTGGTGTTGACCGTCCTAGAGGACGTGCTGCTAAAGGCATATAAGAAATAAAGTATCACTTATTTCCCAAATAATATATTCAATCTATTCCATTATTATATTAAATGGGAAGAAAGTGATACTTAAGAAATTTGAATTGATGTACTAAGACATCCCTAATTATATTGCGTAGAAGGATAACGGTGGTTCTCCTACGCATCACTTTATAACACCGGTGAAGGATGACACCTTATGTCTATGTCAACAGAACAGGCACTTGCTTATTTGAGCAAGGAAGATACTTCGGTTCAACCGGAGAATACACCAGCTAATGAACCACAGGCTACAGAGACTGTCTCATCAACAGAACCTGAAGTTAATGATTCTAAATCAGAAGTTAAGGACGTCGCTTCTCCTGAAGATAACGCTGATAAGACCAATGACGGCGAACCTAAATCTGAAGTTGATACCAAGGCTGATAACCCAGGGACTGCTAAAGATGATAAAGTTGAGAAGAAGGATGAAAGACAGGCTCAGAGAGACTATGCATTCATCCGTGAGAAGAATAAGCGTAAGCAACAGAAAGAACGCTATGAAGCACGCATTAAGGAACTAGAAGCAGAACTCAAGAAGCGTGATAATCTAGAAGCCAAGCATTTCCAGAAAGAAGACGGCACTCCAGATCCTGAGGCGTATGTGCATAATGAATTTGCTAAGCGCGATATGAAAGATGAGTTAAATCGCATTCGCCAGCAAGACATGTATGAACAGCAGCAATTGGAAATTGAGCAAGACCGAATCATTACTGAACGTTGCTTTGAAGGCAAAGATCTAGATGATTATCGCAGCCTGATTTCTACCAAAGGACCAGCATTTGCTGCAGCGTTGAAAGAGAATGATCCGAATAACGTCGTTCTTGGCTACCTTGATACTCTCCAAGAATATCCTGTAGTAGTTCGAGAATTGATGACTAACCTCGGAACATTGCGTCGCCTATTCAGAAGCAGGGATCCTGAAGCATTGAAATATAATGTTAGAGTAATTGCGGATGAAATCCTTGAGAAGCATCATTCTGCACTGCCGCAGAACAGTGTTCCGCAGACAGATGTAGTTGAGAAGAAATCAATTCCCGTCATTGGGAAGCAAATCAGTTCACAGAGCAACACTAATTCTGCTAACGCATCGCTCGTTAAGGATTGGGGCTCAATTAACGCTTACCTAGCAAAGCATAAGTATCGCTAGGACATATTAAAGGAGAAATAAATTATGGCAAATGATATTAAGACTAACCGCAGGGCAGAACTCGTTCTTATCCGTTCTGCAGAAGCAGCACCTTATCTTACTGTTGGTTCTAAGAACTACTGTAAGGATCAGCTCGTTGGCAAGCGTAATGGCCAGAGCTATGAATTCGTCATTCGTGACGCTGGTGAATACGTTGAAGGCATGGACATTTCCGCATCTGGATCTGAAGACGTCATCGAACGTAAGGTTACCAAGAACATCAAGATTGGTAACGTAAAGGTTAACACCAACTTGCTCGAGAAGGTTACTGACCTTAACTGGGATAAGGAAATTGCTGAACCGTATGGTGAGAAGGTTGCTAAGGGCCTCGTTGAATCGGTTCTTAAGGATGACATCGGTCTCCAGAACACTGCATTCGTGGGAACTGGCTGGCTTCCGCTCTTCAAGGCATCTAACTTCCTTGAATCTATCTCGTCTGAAGCTCAGTACGCATTCGTTGACCCGATGATTGACTCTATCATGCAGTCAAGCGGCAAGGGCTTTACACCGGCTGGTGATGTTGAACCACGCTTCCAGAAGAACCTCAAGGGTACTGTTGGTCAGGCACAGGTTCGCGGACAGCAAGGTATGCCTACTTTGGAAATCTCTGAAGATTTGGCTGCTGAACTTGCATCTGCAACAGTTACATCTTACGCAACTGGTGCTGACTATGACACCTTGACATTGAACGGTGTAACCGAAGACATTCCGGCAGGTACTCCGCTCTTCATACAGGGAGTCTACGCAACTGACCTCGTCGGTCAGAAGACTTCTGCTCCGAAGGCATTCATCGCTATTGAAGACGCAACTTCTGGTTCCGTAAAGGTCCGTAAGGTTGACTTCGTTGGCAATGGAACTCGTGAAGCTTGCGATAAGGACGGCGATAACATCGTTCTTTCTAGCCTTGCTACTAAGAAGCTCGCTAATCCGATTAAGGCTGGTATCTATTTCACTGGTATCTTCCGCGTGAACGGTGCTATGGAATTTGATGCTCTTCCGGAATTGGATTGGTCTAACGCTGACAGCCGCGTAAGCACACCTGATGGTATCACTCTTCACACTGGTCGTGCAGTGGATGTATTCGCTGGTACCAATAAGACTCGCTTTGCTATCGCAGCAGTCGCCGGCATCGTGGAACCTCGTGGATGTGTATACGTCTGCGTTAAGGATTCTACAGCCAACCTCGTGGCTATGTAATCAGCTCTAATTTCCTTTAGAGACTATAAGACCCTTGGGCAAATACTCGCTCAAGGGTCTTTCTGTATTCTACTTAAATAATTCTATGTATTTACGCCAGTCAAGCCATCTGCTTTGAAGTACATTATACTGATGGGCTATAATTTCATCGTAATGCTCATTCGCACGCTCTACGATGTACTTTATTGCAGTTGCTGTTGAGTTGACAGGTATTCTCTGTAGAGGATGCGAGACCTCATTATAAGGACATCCAGGGAACTCTGATACGAGGCATACTCGACCAACAGCGCAAGACTCAATATACTTCAAGTCAGACTTGCATCTGTTAAAGTTATTATCTGCTAGTGGAGCAATAATGAATCTATTCTGCAACGCACATCTAGCGAACTGAATTGGATAATCATCAATGTCAACCCAATTACTTAATAGTCTTGCTTTAGGCAAGAATGAAGGCGTTCTGCCCATGACAGTCACATCTTTATTATTAAGATAATGAACGAGTCCTTTAGAGAAGTCGCCATAGTTATCTGGAGTCCAATGCGTAGGTGATCCGGCATATAGAAATGACATATTATTAGGCGATGGGTATCTATCAAATCTCCATCTATGAAAGTCAAGGCAGTTCGGCATTATGATAATCTTATCTTCCGGAACGAACTCCATCAATGACTTCTTAATGTACTCATTGGTGCATGTTACTTTATCTGCTAAGTCATTGAGGTATTGCTTCATTGCATCTTTCACGCCATCTTGATTAAGTCCGCATTTATTAAATTCAGGCATTTCATTCCAGACATCGTCATCATAGTCAATCACGAACTTTACATTATATTTCTTCTTTATATCAAGCAACGGTTCAAATAGTTCTTTATGAATGATTCGCTGTGTAAAGAACCATTCCTGCCCATAATAATGGAATGACCCAGGCGGCGACAGTGTAATCTTTGCTTCATTATACATTACCTGTGCTGGATATGCAATGCGATAACGGCCGCAAGCTTTATAGTCCAAGGGAACGCAATTTATCTTTATCTTCTCTTCTGTATTAGTCATTGAAATATGTCCTCACTTTATGATCATTTACGTCTTCACAGTAATCTTCATAGGCTTGCTTACAGTGTTCTTCTATAAGGTCTTGGCGTCTAGCGTCATCAATCTTCATCGTATAGTAGTGACACGCCGATGTATAACCAATACGATATGCGTATGAATAGAGCTTACCTTTATCTGGGTTGAATAACTTTAGGCCAGGCAACATCTCAAAGTATTGCTGTTCAAGTATTTCTTCTTTCTCGTTGCGTGGCTTATCTCTGAACTTAGGTCCTTCAAGCACCATTACACACATAGCCAGAATGTAATCACCGTAGCGGTTATTCTCTACATCAGTCAATCGTTCATTATTCTTCAATTTAATTACTAGCTGCTGGAAGTCATCAAGATCTACATCGTAGTATCGTCTATAGTCAGGATCTGTATAACTGATCTTTATCTTGCGCTTCCTATCAACAGCACGCCATTTAGGTATAATCATGTTCCATTCTCCTTTCCATATTTATTAGGCATGAATGTCTATTTATAGTATGTAACATATAAATCACAGCTACGCTTTGGAGTAAAGGATAATGATCAATAATGACGAAGAAATTCAGTGGGCATATCTCTTAGATCCCACATTTGAGCTAGTCAATTCCGCAGGCAAGCCTTTGACTGATGGATGGCTAGAAGTATACATTCACGGAACACGTAATAAGTATTACTGTGCATCTGACTTTGACGGAACATTACATCCGTTCAAGATTCCTCTAGATTCCCTCGGCGCCAACATCGTGTTGGCGTCTCCTGCTCATTCTTATGACGTCTATGTCTATAACAGGTTCGGATCTTTGGTGATGAGCCGTTATAACGTAGTGCCTGCTACTGGTGACGGAAGTGTCATTAAAGACGTCGTAACCATTACATCTGAAGATGGCACCGTTGATGTATCTACATCAGACCAGACTAATTGGGACTTATCCATTAAGAATACTGTAGACACAGTCGTTGAAGGATTGACCGAGCTCATCGCTGCTACAGGTGAAGATCTTCAAGATCAGATTGATAATAAGAAAGATAAGCAGACACCTTATTCAAAGTCTGGTTCGGTAACTAAGACTATTACCTCAATTAGCCAGAACGCGAACGGCGAAATTTCCGTAACATACAGCGACATTGATTTGCCGCCTGAAGTACCTAACGTTGATCTTACATCACCGTGTGGAACTATTGACATTCAGACAGATGTTGATGTAGAGTCTAATACCAAGACATTTAAGATTGATGTTAAGAAGTCTAACATGCAGTACTTTGATGGCTATGCAGGTGCTAGCCATTATGAAGACCGTGACCCAGGTAGTGCATTTGCCTTCGGATGTCCTATGAATAACTGGAGTGAATATAAGTATGAAGGCGACTTTATCACTAATAATTGGCAGGCCGCAGGAAATATGAATTTCTTGCTAAAGCCAGGTATCTACTTGGTCACAGCAACTATTCGTTACGCTATGACTAATACATCTGCCGCTAACGCAGATGGTTACATTCGTATAGCAACAGGTTCATATAATGGTCTTGAGAATGGTACTCGCTATAAAGACTGGTCACATGAATATCAGATGGGCGAGAACACTATTCAGATGGCATTCGTTCGCACGGTGCTTGATGGTGGTAACTATTCTTACATTGGTGGAAATGACCTTTACTTCTATCCGTATTTGCCTTATGGTGTGAACTACGCACAGCTAGATCATCTTCAGATCGTAAAGTTGGATTCTGTGGTTGGTCAAGGCGGTGGTTCTGGTTCCAACACAGTCGTAACATCGTCAGATCATTCTGTTGAAATTACTGAGACTACTGTTGGTGACACTACTACTTATGACCTTTCTGTTGATGCAGCGAGCGGAACCGAATATACTGCTGGTGATGCAATAGATATTACCAACGACACTATCAACGTCAAGGTAAATCCGGCATCCGGCATTGACATAGTTGATGATAAATTGGTGGTAAAGGTTGGAGAAGGTCTTTCTATAGATCCAGCATCTGGCTTGGTAATTATCAACTCTGAAGTTGGTGATGTAGTTGCTACTGTTGAGAAATTGAAGACCGACCTTGATACTCAGTTGACAGTTAACTTTGACATGCCAAATGTTGATAACGTATATGACTTTGCTGACCCATCTGTTATCGGTATGTCAAATGGTGCAGTAATGCTCTGTCAGGCTTTCACAGTTCCTATCAATCACGACATTCGTGTTGATGATGGTGAGACTGAGAATCCTACACTCATTGGTATCTATGCAAAGCAGGCTTTCACAGGTAAGAAGATTATGCTTGCCCTGTATGTCTATGACTTTGATACTGGCTATACAGATTATGTTGGCGATACTGGTCCTGTAGAAGTTACGCAAGGTAGAAATGAATTTCCATTAGTTCATATCAATTCTAACATTACTGAACTTAAATCTTCTTGCGTATACTATGCATCACTTTACCTTCCTTCTAATGCTCACAGCAATGGTCTTTACCTTGCTGGTTGCCCATCATACAGTAATGCATCTTACATCAATGCTACACCAAGATTTACTGTAGGTGTTGAGAACATTATCAATCCTAACACTAACCAGGAAATTGATATGTCAAATGCTACTACTGGTAGATTGGATTTCAATGATGGTAATGGTAACTATTACATTGGTCCTTGGTCAGATAACTATAATGAAAGACCTTCTATCCCAAGATTCTTTATGCAGATTCGTAATGGCGATGCTGAAGCACCTGTCGTAGTTGAACCATTCACTGACATTGGAAGTTATACATTGAAGAATACTTCGTCTGTAACTGATGTATTTGGTTCAACTATCACAGTCAATACATCTACTTACGGTGCTATGTTCATGGAAGTTACACCTGCTCAAGATGTTGATGTTACTGGTTGGGTATGCTATGATAACTACAGCATAGATGAAAGAAATTGGTATGGAATGGTATTTGATTCAAGCTTTGAGAACCAGTTATCTAGCAATAGTAACGGAACTGTATCTGAACTAGGTGAAATTTCAACTGGTGTATATGGTCATGAATTTACTCGTAGCACTCCACTTCATTTGACTGCTGGAACTACTTATAGATTCTTGGTCGGTATTCCTCATAGCAATAACGATATGCTAGTTCAGTATAATACACCTTCTGTACCTAAGAATTTGCATCTATTTGAAAGTGGTTATAATGTATCTCAATGGGTTACATATAGCAGAGCAAATAA